CGGTGATCAGCGGCCGTCCCCGGTGCCGGAGTCATCGCCAATGGCGCCCCGGCGATTGGAAACGCGGTCAAAGCGCTGGTGCTCACCCTGGTGGATGTCTTGGTGGAGTGTGTGCCCGCGATTGCCAACGGGGCTTTGGAGCTGATCGCCGGAGTCCTTGCGGCGCTGGCAGCCTATACGCCGCAGATCGTGGATTCCATCATGCAGTTCCTAATCGAAGTCATCGACGGCTTGGCGCGCAATCTGCCGACGCTGATCCAGTCGGTGGTCAATTTGCTGATGTCCTTCTTCTCCGGAATCGTATCCGCCTTGGGGAGCATCGACACTGACGCCCTTCTGAAAGGCGTCGCCGGGATCGGGCTTCTCAGCGGCATTATGGTGGCCCTCGGCGCGTTGGCCGGGCTGATTCCCTCCGCAATGGTGGGTGTGCTTGGCCTGGGCGTTGTTATGGCGGAACTTGCCGTTGTTCTGGCGGCCATTGGAGGCCTGGCGCAGATTCCGGGCCTCGACTGGCTGATTGGGGAAGGCGGCAAGCTGCTGCAAACCATCGGAAACGCCATTGGCGGATTTATCGGCGGTATTGTCGGCGGGTTTATGAGCGGTATATCCGGATCGTTCCCGCAGATCGGCGCCGATCTCGCGGCGTTCATGACTAACGTGCAGCCGTTTATCGATGGAGCCCGTGGCATTGACGCCGCCATGCTGGACGGTGTAAAGGCGCTTACCGAGGCGATTTTGCTGATTACTGCCGCTGATCTGCTGGAAGGATTGACCTCCTGGCTGACGGGCGGGTCTTCCCTGTCCGCTTTTGCCGGGGAGCTTGTCCCCTTCGGTGAGGCGATGATGAAATTTTCCAACAGCATCGCCGGCCTTGACGGCAATTTGGTCAGCACGGCCGCGATTGCCGGCAAGACACTGGCCGAGATGGCGGCGACCCTGCCGAACCGCGGCGGCATCGCGGGGTTCTTCACCGGCGAAAATGACATGGGCGAGTTTGGAAACCAGCTGGTTGGTTTCGGCGGGTCCATGATGCGGTTTGCCGCAAGCATTAAAGGGCTGGACACCGACGCGGTTCAAAATGCTGCCATCGCCGGTAAGGCCATGGCGGAGCTGGCTGCCACCCTGCCCAACACAGGAGGGGCGGTGGGCTTCTTTGCCGGCAACAACGACATGGACGACTTCGGCGAACAGCTCGTACCCTTCGGAGCGGCCATCAAAGCCTATTCCGACGCGGTCAAGGGGCTTGATGTGGAGGCGGTCACCAATTCCGCCATTGCCGGACAGGCCATGTCGGAGCTGGCGGCTACTTTGCCCAACACCGGCGGAGCCGTAGCCTTCTTCGCTGGCGACAACGACCTTGCCACCTTCGGCGAGCAGCTGGTGTCCTTCGGGGCGTCCATCAAAAGCTATGCCCAGGAGGTGACGGGGCTGGATACCGACGCGGTCGCCAGCTCGACGGTCGCCGGACAGACCCTGGTGGAGCTGGCAAACACCTTGCCCAACACCGGGGGCCTGGTGGCCTTCTTCACAGGCGACAACGACCTTGAGACCTTCGGGGAACAGCTGGTGCCCTTCGGGGAGGCGATGAAGGCCTACTCCGACAGCGTGACCGGCATGGACAGCGCAGCCGTAACCGCCTCCGCCACTGCGGCGAAGGCCCTTGCGGAGCTGCAAGCCTCGCTGCCCAATATTGGCGGCGTGGTGGATTTCTTTACCGGCGGCAACGACCTGGAGACCTTCGCAAACGGCCTTCTCCCCTTTGGAGAGGGCATGAAGGCCTATGCCGACGCGGTGAGCGGAATGGACGCGGGGGCGGTTTCCGCCTCTATTATCGCCGCCCAGGCCCTGGCAGAGCTCCAGGCATCTCTTTCCCATGTGGGAGGGGTGATGAGCTTCTTTACCGGGGGCAACGATCTTGGCCTGTTCGCAGAGGGGATTCTCTCCTTCGGCGAGGCCATGAATTCCTACGGAAACGCCGTATCCGGCATCGATGCCGGGGCGGTATCCGCCTCCGCTACTGCGGCTCAGGCGCTGTCCCGGCTCCAGGCGTCCCTCCCCAATGTAGGCGGCATCATGGAATTCTTCACCGGCGGGAATGACCTTGGGAAATTTTCCGAGGGCATCATCCCCTTCGGCGAGGCGATGAAAGCCTACGGCGAGTCGGTGGCCGGCATCGACTCCAGCGCGGTAGAGGCCTCTGCCACTGCCGCTCAATCCCTGGCACAGCTCCAGGCGGCCCTTCCCCAGGTGGGCGGGCTTATGGAGTTCTTTACCGGCGGCAATGACCTTGGGGTATTCTCGGAGGGCATCGTGCCCTTTGGGGCCGCTATGAAGTCCTATGCCGAAGCGGTTTCCGGCATCAACGCCGACGCGGTCACGGCCTCCGCTGTGGCGGCCCAGGCGCTGGCACAGCTGCAAACCGACCTGCCCAATGTGGGCGGGGTCATGGCATTCTTCAACGGAGGCAACGACCTTGGAACCTTTGCCGCCGGCATCGTACCCTTCGGCGCGGCCATGAAGTCCTATGGGGACGCCGTGGCCGACATCAACACCGGAGCCATCACCGCCTCAGCCACTGCCGCCCAGTCTCTGGCGCGGCTGCAAGAGGCCCTTCCCCTGGTAGGCGGTGTGATGGAATTCTTCAACGGAAGCCAGGACCTGGCCGCTTTTGCGGCGGGCATCATCCCCTTCGGCGCGGCCATGAAATCCTACGGCGACGCTGTGGCGGATATTCGGCCGGAAGCGGTGGAAAGCTCCGCCTCCGCCGGAATGGCCCTGGTGGAGCTGGCAAAGGCCCTTCCCAACACGGGCGGCCTGCTGTCCTTCTTTACCGGAGGGACCGACCTGGCCTCCTTTGGCGATGACCTGACGCTGTTTGGCGCGGACCTTTCCGCCTATGCGGAGGCCATCAGCAATGTGAAGGCGGACGTGGTGACGGCCTCGGCCAACGCGGCGGAGGCCCTCTCCAACCTCGCCTCCGGCCTGCCGGACAGCAGTCTGTTTGACAAGTGGTTCGGCGGAGACCAGACGCTGGCCTCCTTTGGCGGGGATATTTCCAAGTTCGGCGCGGCCATGAAGGACTATTACGGCCAAATCTCCGGCATCGACACCGGGCGGATGGCCGACGTGGTCGCACAGGTATGGAGCCTGCTGGAGCTGGCTGAGGGGGCCGCAGGGGTCAACACCAGCGGTCTGACCGGCTTTGCCGACAGCATGAGGAAGATGGGAGACGCCGGCATCTCCGGCTTTACCAGTGCTTTCTACAACTGCGGCGACACGGTCAACAAAGCCGTGTCCAGTATGCTGTCCACCGTCAGCGGCGCCGTCCTCTCCAACCTCCCCGTGACAAACGGGGCCATGGAGACGGTGGTCCAGTCGCTGGCGAACATTGTGGACGGGAAGGTCCCGGCCATCCGGACATCGACATCGGATATGATGCGGACCATGGAAGCATCCATCACGGCCCACTCCAGAACGGTGGGGGACGCGATGAGGACGGTGCTCTCCACCGCCGTATCCAACATCAACCGCATGAAGCCGGAGTTCGAGACCGCCGGAAAGAACGCCGGGCAGGGCTTTATCAACGGCATCAACTCCAAGCTGGGCGGCGCAAGGTCCGCCGGCCGAAGCCTGGGCCTGGCCGCTCTGGAAGCGGCAAAGAAGGCGCTGGACAGCCACTCCCCCTCCCGGGAATTCGTCCATCTGGGCGAAAACGTGGGCGAGGGTCTGGCCATCGGCGTCAACAACAGCATCGTCCCTGCCGCACAGGCCGCCTCCGGCATGATCGACGAGGTGATCGCCGTCAGCGAGAAGGGCGTCGATGCCTTTGAGGATTGGATCAACGAGAAGCAGTATTACGGCGAGCTGAGCCTGATGGACGAGCTGGCCGGATGGGAAAACCTCCAAAAGAAGTACAGGGCCGGCAGTGAGGAGCGGATGAAGATCGACCGGGAGGTCTATCGGGTTCAAAATGAACTGGTTTCCGCCACCTACCAGGCCTCCCTGGACTGGATCGAGGAGGAGAAGTATTACAAGCGCCTGAGCACCGAGGAGGAGCTGGCCGCCTATGAGCGGATGCAGGCCCGGTATCTGGAGGGCAGCAAGGAACGGATGGAGTTGGACCGGAAGGTCTTCACCCTCCGCAACCAGCTTGTGGACGAGTCCTATCAGAACTCCATGGACTGGATCGAGGAGGAAAAGTATTACAACCGTCTGAGCCTGGCCGACGAGCTGGCCGCCTACAAGCGGGTCCAGAGCCGGTACGCCAAGGGCACCGAGGAGCGGAAGAAGCTGGACCGGGAGGTCTACCGGCTGGAGCAGGAAATTTACGAGGCCCAGCAGCAGTACATCGCCGACGTGCAGAGCGTTCAGGAATCCGCCAACCAGCGGCGCATCCAGCTGGAGGAGGCCTATGCCAACAAGGTCAAGTCCATCAACGAGCAGCTGGAACGGGACATCGAATCCCTGAACCAGCAGTATCAGGACGCGGTGGAGTCCCGGACCAAGAGCCTGTACCAGTCCTACGGCCTCTTTGACGAGGTCGCGAAGAAGGAAGCGGTCAGCAGTGAAACGCTGATGCAGAATCTGGAGGGTCAGGTCCAGGAGTTTGGCGAGTGGCAGGATATTCTGGGTCAGCTCTCCGCCAGGGGCGTTGACTCGGACCTGATCGCGGAGCTTCAGGAGATGGGGCCCTCTGCCATCGAAGAGATCCGGGCGCTGAACTCCATGAGCGACGACGAGCTGGAGAAGTACGTCTCCCTCTGGTCCATCAAGCACGCCCAGGCCCGTGACCAGGCGACCTCGGAACTGGAGGGGCTTCGGGTGGAGACCCAGGAGCAGATCGCGCAGCTCCGGGCGGACGCGGCGGTGGAGCTGGAGGAGTACCGGCTGACCTGGCAGAGCGAAATGGCCCAGCTGGAGGAGGATACCAGCCGTCAGCTGGCCTCCCTCCGGCAGGAATTCTCGGAAAATGTGGGCCTGATCAAGCGGGACACGGAAGCCAAGATGGCGGAAATGACCGAGGCGGCCCGGAAAATCCTGTCGGAAGCCGGGTGGACAGAGACGGGACAGCAAATTCCCGCCGGCCTCGCCCAGGGCGTGGCCCAGTCCAAATCCACCTTTATCGACGAGCTGACCAGTATGGCGCTGGCGGGCGTGGAGGCGGTGAAGAACACGCTGGAGATCAACTCTCCCTCCCGGGTCTTCCGGGAGCTGGGGTCCTTCACCGGCCTTGGCTTTGTCAGCGGACTGGCCGGCTATGCCGAAAGGTCCTTTGCCGCCGGCGCAGACATGGCGGACTCCGCCGTGGACGGCCTTTCCGGCGCCATTGCCGGACTCCCCGACCTGCTGAGCGGCGAGGCGGAGATGCGGCCCACCATACGCCCGGTGCTGGACCTGTCTGACCTCACCGGGGCCTCGACCCAGATCGACAGCCTGTTCTACCCCCTGCGGTCCATCCGCCTGGCGGGACAGGCCAGCCTGGCGTTCCAAAACGCCTCCGGGGAGAACCGGATGACGGTCAAGGTAGACAACGACGACATCATTGAGGAGCTTCGCACCCTGCGCAGTGAAATGGCAGAGATGACGGAGCGCATGGAGCGGATGCGGGTCGTGCTGGACATCGGCACTCTGGTCGGTGAGATGGCGGGACCCATGGACAACGCCCTTGGACAGAGGGCGACACGGAGAGGAAGGGGGAACTGAGCCGTGTATCATTCCATCACCATTGGCGGGAAAAACACCTGGGATGACTGGCGGCTGGTCCCCGCCTCCCGGCCCGTGTTCAATCCGCCGGCCCAGAAGGTGAAGACGCTGGAAATCCCCGGCGGGGATGGGGTCATCGACTTGTCCCAATCCCTGACCGGGTATCCGGTGTACCAAAACCGGACGGGCTCTATCGAGTTTATCGTGATGAACGACTTCAAGCCCTGGCACATGGCCTATTCCGACATCATGGACTATCTGCACGGGCAGAAGCTGCGGGCAGTGCTGGAGGATGACCCGGAGTATTTTTACGAGGGGCGGTTCACCGTCAACGTCTGGAAGTCGGAGAAGGACTGGTCGCGCATCATCATCGACTATGACGTGGGGCCCTACAAGTGGTCAGTCCTGTCCTCCACGGACGACTGGCTGTGGGACCCCTTCAACTTTCAAAATGGCGTCATCCGCCCCGCCGTGTTCAAGGACATCGCGGTGACGACGGAGGTCCGGGCGGTGAAGCTGGCGGCGCTGCTGTTCGGGCGGGCCCCGGTGTGCCCCGTGTTCCGGGTGAGCAGCTCGGATAAGCGGGGAGTACACATCCGCTTTATCAACCCCACGCTGGGACTGGACGAGACCAAGCTCCTCCCCGACGGGGTCATCCAGTTCCCGGAGTTTGTGTTCTTCGGCGACCTGGGCGCCACGCTGGAGCTGTGGTGCGACACGGGAACGGGGTCCGTCTCCGTGGACTTCAGACAGGGGAGGTTGTGACCCATGTATAGCATTTATGCAGACGGCGTGTGCATTTACAACGACGTCTTTTCCCTGGACAACATGAAGGCGGTCAACCCTAAGCTGACGCTGGAGGACAGCGCGGCCGGGGCGCTGGAGATGGCCCTCCCCCACACCAACAAGGCCTACGACACCATTGTCCGCATGGTCACGGATATTTCCGTGAAGAAAAACGGAGAGGAGATTTGGGCGGGGCGGGCGCTTTCGGAGAGCAAGGACTTCTGGAACAACCGGGTGCTCTATTGCGAGGGAGAACTGGCGTTTTTCAACGATTCCGTTCAGCCTCCGGCGGAGTATGCCGGAAAATCGATCCGGGAGTATCTGGAGCAGCTGATTGCCGTTCACAACTCCAAAGTCGGCGCCAACCGGCAATTTGCCATCGGCGCGGTGACGGTGGTGGATGAGAACTTCCCCACCTACTACACCAATTACGAGAAGACGATGGAGCTGCTCAACGCTCTGGTGGAAACCTATGGAGGCCATCTCCGGGTCCGGAAGGCGGATGGGGTGCGGTATCTGGATTACCTGAAGGAGTACCCCGACACTTGCAGCCAGGTCATCCAGTTTGGGTCCAATCTCATCGACTTCACCCGCAACTGGGATTCCACGGAGTATGCCACCGCCATTATCCCGCTGGGCAGCCGGCTGGATGACAGCCCCATCGAGGCGCTGGACGCCTACCTGACGGTGGAGAGCGTGAACGGCGGCAGCCTCTATGTCCAGTCGGACGAGGCGGTGAAGCACTACGGCTGGATCGCCAAGACAGTCAGCTGGGACGATGTGAGCGACCCGGAGGCGCTTCTGGAAAAGGCCAGGGAGTATCTGGCAGACCTCCAGTTCGACAACCTGGAGCTAGAGCTGAGCGCGCTGGATCTGCACTATCTGGACGTAAACACAGAGGCGGTCAAGCTGCTGGACGAGATCCGGGTCATCTCCCGCCCTCATGGCCTGGACCGGATGTTCCCGGTGACCAAGCTGGAGATCCCATTGGATCACCCGGAGAACACCCAGTTCAAAATGGGGGATTCGGTACAGGTCAGCCTGACCAGCGTGAACAATCAGACCAACGCCGCGGTGCTGGAGAAGATCGAGGGGCTTCCCAAGGCCCATTCCATTCTCAAGGAGGCCAAGGAAAACGCCACCGAGATCATCAACATGGCCACCACGGGCTACATCACCATCACCCGGGACGAGTATGGCTCGGATACGCTCTATATCTCCAACGTGCGGGACTACACCAAGGCGGACAAGCTGTGGAAGTGGAACATGAACGGCCTGGGGTACTCCAATGATGGAGGCAAGACCTTTGGGCTGGCCATGACCATGGACGGGTCCATCGTGGCTGACTACGTCAATACGGGCGTGCTCAATGCCGATGTGATCCGGGCAGGCGTGCTCAAGGACGTCAGCGGGAACTTTTCCCTGGATATGAAAACGGGTACGCTGACCATGAAGAAAGGCTCCATCAATATCGGCGGAAATTTTATCGTGGACGAGCAGGGGAATCTGACTGCGCGGCGGGGCACCTTTGCCGGAACGCTGGTAGCCGCCAAGGGCTCCTTCGGAGGCGTGGTACAGGCGGAGGATTTTCTGGACCCCTATGGAAACAGCATGCTGACGGGCGACAAGTTCAAGGCGGATTATCTGGACCTTTACGGCCTGACCGTGAGCAACAAGAGCACGGGAGCGGTGACGTTCGCCGTGAGCTCCAACGGTCTTGTCACCATCAACGGCAGCGTGACCATGGGAGCCGGGAGCAGCATCAACTGGGCCCAGGTAAGCAACCAGAACATCAATTCCAATCCGGCCTATTCCATGGCCAACGACGCCTATAATCTGGCGGACGAGGCCTATGACTACGCCGACGACGCGTACTCCCGGGCCGACCGGGCGTACAAGCTGGCGGACTCCATTGAGATGCCCGGCTACATCAAGAGTACCTATATTGACCAGACCACGATCCGTTCCCCGGTCATTGAAGGCGGAGAGTTCTACGGCGAGGAATTCAACATCATCGCCGGGAGCGACTTTGGGAGCTTCAACCTCTACGGTCCCTATGGGAACAGCCGGTTCCACATGCTGGCCATCGAGTATTACGAGGGGGACGCCCCCTACATCGACATTTACAGCCCCTGCGGCGGCTATATCACGATTGGCAACCGGGGCAGCGGCGGTGTCGTTTTCTTTGAGGGGCATGTGGATTTCAGCGGCGCGACCGTCCGAGGTCTGGATTTTGGAACAGGAGAATAATGCCGTTATGAAGAAAAAATTGAAAAATTCAGAAGTGCTCGTATATCTGAAGTCGCTCAAGCCCCTGCTTGCCCGGCGGGACAAGATCGGATATGTGGCGGCCCGGAATTACCGCTTTCTCTCCAATTCCATCGTGGAGTTTGACACGATTCGCTTAAGCCTGATCGAAAAGTACGGCGAGAAGGGAAAGGACGAGCGGGGCGCGCCGACCTATACGCTCAAAATGGATTCCCCCAACTTCCAGCAGTTCTGCGACGAGCTGGCCCCGTTCAATGAAATGGAGCATGAGGTGGAGCTGATGATGGCGAAGTATGACGACGCCGTTGGAAATTTGTCGGGGGAAGAGATTCTGGCAATCGACTGGATGCTGGAGGATTAGGAAGGGGTGAGTTGATTTGGCCGACATCAGCAGTTATCTAAAGAAAATACTGGAGGCTATCTATGGCGAGGAGGTGCGCGGGTCCATCCACGACGCCCTGGCCGCTATGAACCAGGAGTCCTCCAGCGCGATGGAGTTTGCGGCCACGGCCAAGGACTCTGCCGCCGCCTCCGCCGAGAAAGCCAAGAGTGAGGCGGCCACCGCCGCTCAAAAGGCGGAGGAGGCCAAGGACTCCGCCAAAGACGCCCAAACGTCCGAGGAACGGGCCAAGGCCTCTGAGACCCAGGCGGGACAGTATTCTGACAATGCCATCGATGCGGCAAGCCGCGCCAAGGAGTCAGAGACCAATGCGGCTGATTCGGCGGAGGCAGCGATCCAGAAGGCCCGGGAGGCGGAAGAATCCAGGAATGCCGCCGCTCTGAGCGCGTCCGAGGCAAAAGCCGCTGAGGATCGGGCCAAAAACGTCAGGAATGAGGTAGAAGCGCTGGGCGGCCAGGCAGCGGCAGATGCGAAGGCTGCTCAAGCCGCCAAAGAGGCCGCCGAGAAGGCAAAGGCGGCAGCCAAGCTCAGCGAGACCAACGCCAAGGAGTCGGAAACCGTCGCGCTGGGGGCTAAGGATGCCGCGGAGGCCGCAAGCGGCGAGGCTCAAGCCGCTAAAGAGAGCGCCGAGGATGACGCCCTCTCCGCTGCGCAGGCCAAAGAGGACGCCGAAAATGCCAAACTGGCCGCGGAACAGGCCAAGACCGCCGCCGCAGAGAGCGCCGGAAACGCCGCGGAGAGCGCTTCCAGGGCAGAACAGTACAGTGGGAAACCGCCCAAGCCTCAAAATGGAACCTGGTGGATCTGGGACGCGGAAACGGGCACATACTACGACACAAAAATCAGCTGTGAGCTGCGGGGGCCCATTGGCGTGGGCATCGACGACATCCAGATGACCGAGGGCGACCACTCCCCCGGCAGCACAGACGTTTACACCGTGCATCTGACAGACGGGTCCTCGTACAACATCTCGGTCTACAACGGTCTGAATGGAACGGGCGCGGGGGACGTGCTGGGCATCTCCTTTGACCTGGTCATCCCCAAGAACGGGTGGAAGGACGGGAGCGTCACCCTTGCCGACAGCCGGCTTTTGGCCCTGGCGACCCACAAGTATTTTCTCAGCGCCGAGGAGGCCTGCAAGGAGGAGTTCATCGACTGCAACGTACAGCCGAAGGACATCACCGCCTCCGGCTTTCTCGTGTTTACCTGCGACACCGACCCGGCGATGGATCTGACGGTCCATCTTATCCGGTTCGAGCTGTCCGGCAACGGGGCTATTCAGTAAGGAGGTGCGGCCCGTGGAAATCGCAGTCAAAGAAACCTATGCCCATATGCTCAAGGATGAGAGTCTGGTGCAGAACGCCGAAACCCTCTACATCGTGGAGTTCCTCTTTGATAAAAGCTGGGATGGCTACACAAAAACGGCCATTTTCAAGGCCGGCAGCGTGGAGCTGTCCGTGAAGCTGACGGACGACCGGTGCATCATCCCCGCCGAGTGTTTGAAGCAGGCGGGGGTCAGTCTTCGCATCGGCGTGTCCGGCGTCAAGGGCGGGGAGCAAAAAGACACCGTATGGTGCCTGACCAGCCGAATCATGTATGCCGTCGATGCGGCCCAGCTGGTTCCGCCCTCCCATTCCGGAGCAGACATACGGGCTCAGATTCTGGAAGTCATCCGGGAGAACACGGCTACGGACGAGGAAGTGGATGCGGCCCTGGACGATGCGTTCGCATCCGACTGGACGCCCCCGGACGACCCGGAGCATCCGGGGAATACGGCCACCGACGAAGAAGTGGAGGACGTTCTTGACGATGTTTTCGGCGACGAGCCGTAAACAAATACATTTAAGGAGGACATATCTATGTCTAAGCACACTACTCTTGACCAGCTGAAGATGCTGGCCCAGCGCACCAAGGGCGAGATCGATAAGGTCGACTCCAAGGTGGCAACCCTGTCCGGCCGAGTGGACACGCTGGAAGGCGCGGGCGGCCAGGCCAACGTCCTGGAGGGCGTCAAGGTCAACGGCACCGCCCTGAAAATCGTTGACAAGATCGTCGATATCCTGATCGCCACTGGCGCCGCCAACGGCACTCTGGCGGTGAATGGTATCGACGTGCCTGTCAAGGGTCTGGCTGCCCTGGCCTACAAGGCCCAGGTGTCTGAGGCCGACCTGGACTCTGCCCTGACTGCCGTTCTGGCCGCCAAGGCCCCCAAGGCGGATGTGGACACCTTGATCGGCAGCGACGCCGGCAAGAGTGCCCGCACCATTGCCAATGAGGAGCTGGCCAAGCAGCTGATTCCCGAGGACGCCCAGGAGTCCCTGAACACCCTGGCCGAGATTGCCGCCTGGATTCAGGAACACCCGGACGACGCTTCCGCCATGAACGCCGCCATCACCAAGCTCAACGAGATCACCGCCGGTATCGGCGGGGGGGGGGGCGACTACGCCACCCCGGTGGCCGCCCACCAGGGGAAGAACAACCCCC